GGCTCTACTAACAGCACAACAGGCGGAGCATACAATGCTATTCTTGGTGGAGTTTCCAATGTTACTGGGTCAAATGGTCAAGTCATTACTATGGGCGGTGGTCACGCAAACTCAGCCCAAGGATTTTTTAATATTGTCGGTGGCGGTTATGCAAACTCAGGAACATCCGGCCCTGCAGTAACAACTCAGTCAGCCACAATGAATGGCACAACAGCCGTAACGCTATCTGGGTCTAATGCTTCTATAAAAGTAGGCCAGTTAATTACTGGAACTTCTATTGGAACTTATCCACATACCTATGTTGCCGCAATCTCAGGAACAAGCCTAACCCTATCCCAAGCCGCAAGCGGTTCATCAACATCAACCCTATCCTTTTTTACCCCACACGGAGTAGTAGTAGGCGGTGGTAACAATCAGGCCACAGGTGCATACAGCGTTATTTTGGGCGGGGGCGACGCAGGGACTGCGGCTAATCGTAATGTGGCTTCTGGTGATTGGTCTGTTGTGGTTGGTGGGCAAAAGAATGTTGCAAGTAGCAATTATTCATTTGTTGGTGGCGGTGGATACAACACCGCTTCATCAGGTAATGGTTCTGTAGTATGTGGAGGTGGATTCTATGGAAATTTACCAACACAATTTGCAGGAAATACTAGTTCTGGCACATCTTCTTTTATTGGCGCAGGATTTTCAAATCAAGCATCAGGTTTTGCTTCTTTTGTTGGCGCTGGAAACAGCAACCTAGCAAATTCAGCGTATTCAGTTATTAGTGGTGGCGCATACGGCACTACAAGAAGTATTAACGGTAACGCTGTTTTTCCTGCTGGTGCTTCTCCTATTGCTAGTTTAAGCGGTGTAAGTCAATCTGCCTTGCTTATTCTTGGAGTTGAAACTACAAATGCAACTGCAACAATTTTACGTTCAGATACCTCAGCCTCATCCACAGTAAACCAAGTAATCTTACCCAACAACTCTGCCTATGCGTTTAAGGGAACTGTCATTGCTAACGTAACAGGTGGTGGGAACACAAAGGCTTGGGCAATTGAAGGTGCTATCAAGCGTGGTGCAAATGCCGCTTCTACAGCCCTTGTTGGTACGCCTACAGTCACATCCAACTACGCAGATGCAGGGGCTTCTACATGGGCTATTACTGCAACTGCTGACACTACCAATGGTGGACTGAAGATAACATTCACTGGTCAGGCATCAACCACAATAAGATGCGTTGCGAAATTGGAAACGACAGAAGTCACGTTCTAAAGGAGAACTAAATTGGCACTCAAAATCACCGCAGTAAATTCAACAAACGGACAGTCTGAAACTCAGGCTTATGCCCGTATCACTAACTTCTTTGGTACTAAAGACCAAATCCAAGTTCAAGTGGAAATCCACGCCACGGAAGAAGCCCGTAAAGCGGGATGGCCTTCTATCCAACAACAGGCTCATTACATTGGGATGGAGTCACTTCAAGGCGACTTGATTCCAGCCATGTACAATGTTTTGAAAACTTTTACTCAATATCAAGGTGCAACAGACGTATGACACTCGAACTAAGCAACGATGAAGTCCAATACCTGATGAGCTTGTTGGGCGAACAGCCTACAAAAACAGGTGCGTGGTTAGTATTGCAAAACATTACACAGCAAGTGCAAAAGGAACAAAATGTACAACTGGACAATTAACAGTCTGCAAGTTATGAACACACCTGAACCGCAAACTGTGGTGATGAGCAATTTCACCATTGCCAAAGACGGACAACAAGTCAATTATTCGGTTAACTTGCTACCTGCAAACCCCGATGACTTTACGCCGTTTGACCAAATCACACAGGAACAAGCCCTTGCGTGGACACAAGCCGCACTTGGCCCTGAACGTGTAACCAATATGGAAACAGAAGTTGATTTTCTGATTGCTCAAGCCGCTGTACCTACGCCCCAACCCGCACCTTTGCCTTGGGGCTAATTGTATGATTGAAGGCCCGTTTTTTGGTGGTGCGTTCTTTAGTGGTGGATTTTTTGAAGCCATTCAGGCATACTTAGACGAATTATTGATTAAACTTCGGTCATTTACCGAGAGAAGGAGATTCTAATGGCGATTAACCTTAAAGCAATTACCTCGGTAATGGGCTACCAGCAGATCACAAGTCTAAGCTCTGCCACCAAATTAACCGTGCCCCAGCGTGACTTAAATGGCCTGGTGGGCACGCCCCGCATCGCCATCATTACGCCTGAGACGCAAGGCGTGCGCTGGCGCGATGACGGTACGGCCCCCACAGCTTCTGTTGGCATGCCCTTGGCAGCTGGCGTGACTTTGCAGTACGATGGCGACTTGTCGCAGATCCAGTTCATTGAGCAAGCTGCAAGCGCCAAACTTAACGTTACTTATTATTCTTAAGAGGTCAAAATGCAAGTCTCTAACGACACCCCCGCATTGAATTACGTTGAGTATTTCACCAAACAGTTGCCTGTTGACTTGGCGACCATGGCCGCCCTGCGCGACGAATTGGCCATACGCCAAGGCGCGCTAACCGCCGCCCAAGACGCTATTGCTGACCGCACCGCCGCTACAGCCGAGCTGGCCAAAGCCCGCACAGACGCCGCAGCCATCATGGCCGACGCTAAAACAGCGTCTGATGCGGCCAAAGCACAAGCCGCAGAAACTGCCGCCGGCGCTGCTGAACTGGCCAAGGAACAAGCAGATTTTGATACAGCAAGCGCTGCCCAACAAGCCGCATTGGATGCTCAAGCCAAACGTTTGACAGCCCAAGCCGCTTCTTTGGCCACGCAAGCCGAACAACAAACACAAGCAGCTGCTACACTTGTAGCAGACCGAGCAGCCCTTGACGCCCGTATTAAGGCGTTCCAAGATAAGGTTGCTGCACTGAATGCATAAAACTGTACTGGCCCAGTAGACCAGGGAATCTTAGGATTCAAAATGGACAATGAAATCTTAGCGGAAGCACCCGCGCCGGAACAGGAAGCAACGGCTGCCCCTGAACCCGAAGTTAATACGCCGGAAGTATCGACAGAGCAGACAGACCAGCCAGCGGAAAAAACTTATACGCAAGCTGAAATTGACGCGATGATCGGTAAGCGCCTCGCAAGAGAACAGCGCAAATGGGAAAGAGATCAGGCCACAAAGGCTGCGGAGACGCAAACCTTGAGGTCTACGCCAGCGGAAGCACCGAGTGCTGACAGTTTTACAAGCCCTGAAGACTATGCGCAAGCACTAGCCCTTCAGAAAGCCCAAGAACTTGTCGCCCAACGTGATGCCGCAAAGCAACAAGCTGAGATCATGGAGGCTTATGCCGACAGTGAAGAGAAAGTCAGGGACAAATACGACGACTACGATCAGGTAGCCCGTAACCCTAACGTGCCCATCACCGAGGTAATGGCTGAAGCGATTTACGAATCTGACGTTGGCCCCGAGGTAGCTTACTACTTAGGATCTAATGTTAAGGAAGCAGCTCGAATCTCCCGTTTATCGCCTTTCATGCAGGCAAAAGAGATTGGAAAGATTGAAGCCAGATTGGCCTCTGATCCTCCGGTCAAAAAAACTTCAAACGCGCCAGCACCGATTAGTCCGGTAACAGCACGTTCAACAGGTGCACCGAGCCATGACACGACTGACCCACGGTCAATCAAGTCCATGACAACCTCGCAGTGGATCGAAGCTGAACGCGCTCGCCAGATGAAAAAGTACGAAGCGCAACGCAACCGCTAATTTTTTGAAAGGACTAATATGTCTAATAGTATTCTGACGATTGACATGATCACACGCAAAGCGTTGGAGATCTTGGAAAACAACCTTGTTATCACACGTAACGTAAACCGCCAGTATGACGACTCTTTCGCTGTTGAAGGCGCAAAGATCGGCTCTACACTGCGTATCCGCTTACCTGATCGCGCTTTGGTTACTGACGGCGCCGCCTTGCAAGTGCAAGACGACAACGAGCAGTTCACCACACTGACTGTTGCTTCACAAAAGCACATCGGTGTTAACTTCACATCTGCTGAATTGACCATGCAATTGGACGACTTCGCAGAGCGTGTGTTGAAGCCTCG